CCCGGTCCGCAACGTCAAGCCCCAGAACTGCAGGGGTTGCCGCTTCAAGGAAATCTGCAATGAACCGCAAGACACAGAGCTGGTCGATGCCCTCTTCGATCGGGTGCCGGCAAAGCGCAATCGAGAGGAGCTGTCCCCAGCATGACCGACCTACAGTTCGTCACCCCCGATAATTCAGAGGCAACCTGGAACGTGCTGCTCTACGGCCCGGGCGGCAACGGCAAGACGGTGGGCGCCTGCTCGGCACCCAAGCCGCTCGTCCTGGTCAACGCGGACGGCCCCGATGCCTCTCGCAAGACCCACGCGATCTATGGCGACGGGATCCGCGAGGTTCCCTTCGTCGGCGCCAAGACGCTGGACGACACCTACCTCTACCTGACCTCGAAAGAGGGCGCCGACGTGAAGACGTTGGTGCTCGATCCGCTCGGCGAAATCTACGAAAAACTCTTCGAGGAGTTGGGCGGCGATCGCAAGGACGGCCTCAAGAATCACATGGACGTCCAGACCAAGATCCGGCGCTTCGTGCGCTCGGTCTGCGATCTGCCGATCAATGTCGTGATCGTCTGCCACGAGGAAGTGGCCGACAACGAGGGCGATCCGCTGCGCCGGCCTCTGACCGGCGGCAAGAAACTGCCGGAGAAGATCATCGGCATGGTCTCGATCGTCGGCTACGTCGGCGTGATCCCGGCCGACGAGGAGAAAGGCACGCCGCGTCGTTGGGTCGCCCAGCTGGTCGAAGCCCGCGGTCGGCGCGCCAAGGATCGCTCCGAAGGGCTCGGCGACTCGAGGGACATCAACCTCGAGGAGTGGTTCCCGGTGGCGACAGAGGCCATGCACGGCGGCCAGCAGCAGCTCGGTGTCGAGGCCACGGCGAAGGCCGAGGAGAAGGCCGAGGAGGAGAAACCGAAAGAGACGTCGGCCAAGGCCGGCAAGAAAGAGGAGGAGAGCAAATGAGCTTCAAGATGTCACTCGACGGTGTCGAGCCCTGGAAGGGCGGCGTGATCCTGAGGACCGGCACGCATCCGGTTCGGGTGGTCGAGGAAGAGGTCAAGCTCGAGGGCGAGCACCCGGTGGTGCTGCTCACCCTCGAGGCGATCGGCGGCGACGAAAAGGGTGGCGAAATCCGCGACTGGATCCACGTCACCCAGAAGACGCTCGGCCGGATCGCTCAGATCTACGAGGCGTTCAAGATCGACGTCCCCTCGGGCGAGTTCACCTGGATCCCGCTCAAGGGCAAGCAGGCCAAGGCGGTCGTCCGCGAAAAGCCCGGCCGCGACGATCCCTCCAAAGTGTTCTCGGAAGTCGCGAGCTATGTGCCCCTTGCGGCAGGGGATGCCGTCGATGCGATCAAGGAGGGCTTCAACGCCACCGAGGTCGCCGACGATAAGGACATCCCTTTCTGAGATGGCAGGCAAGGTCGCCAAAAAGTCGTCCACGGTCAAGCGCTCGAAGGAGGCTGAGGCTGCCTTCAAGATCGAGCGCAAGATCGTGGACGGCTGCGCGGCCGTGCGGCAGGTCTGGGTCGCCCTCGCCTCGTTCCTGTACGAGTTCCACGAGGGCAAGATGTGGGAGCAGCTCGGCCACGACACCTTCGAGGAATGGCTGGGGGCGCCGGAGATCGGCCTCTCTCGCTCACACGTCTATGCGCTGATCGAGACCTACCGAGAGCTGATCGTCAAGCGCGAACTGGACGAAGAGGTAATGGCCGGCCTCGAGGCGACGAAGATCGCCCAGGTCCTCCCGGCTCTGCGCCGCGGTGACGTCGAGCTCGAGGAGGCGCTCGCCGACTGTGAGGCTCTCTCGCGCTCGGCGCTGCGTCAGAAATACGGTCGCGCGTTGCCGGCGGCGCGCAAACCGCTTATCAAGTGCGAGGACTGTGGGGCGATGCGCCAGGTGCACGAGCCCGAGGCCACCGAGCCCGACCCGAATCAGCTCGACCTCGAGGACCAGTGAAAGACGAAACCTCCAAGCGCAAGACCTGCATCGTCTGCTCGCGCTCGAAACCGATCGACCAGTTCGGCCGCTCGCGCTCGACGCACGACGGCAAGCTGAACATCTGCCGGTCCTGTGTCGAGGATCTCGGCGAGGTCAAGACGTGAAGCGCGGCCCTCGAGAGCTGACCGGGCCCTTCCACCAGGTGGCGATGCGGCGCACCCGCAACCCTGCCTTCGTCAACCGCAAGGCGAGCTGCTGGTTGGCTCGCTTCGATCCCCTGCACAATGAGTGCGACAACTCGCGGCCCTGGGAGGCGTTCCACTTCGTCTCGAAGGTCGAGATCCGCAACTGCGCGACGCTCGCTCAGATCGACCCGGAGCTGCTCGAGCTCGCTCAGTGGGACGTGCGCAATGCCGGCCCGGCCTGCGTCAATCACCATCGCCGCTTCGACTCGCTCGCCGACGCCGGCCCCGGCTCAGCGATCACCGTTCCATATGAAACGCTGCCGGCTGACGTGCTCGAGTTCATCGCCGATTGGGGCCTCGAGTGCGAGGCAGAGCGCAAATTCCCGTTGCGCCCACTCTCGCCGCTCTAGGTCCTATAATCGCGCTTGCCCGTGTGCAGTCCCCCCACATACCCGGGGGACAGCCAAGAGCCCGGTGAATTCCGCGTGCTCATTGACCCACGAGGCCTGAGGACTCTCCTCCTCCCCCGTCGCCGCCGGATCCCTACCGGCTTCGACACAGGCGACGGGAGCTTCGCCGGGCTGCGCCAGTGATCTTCGCTTGCTGGGGCGCGGCTCTCTTGGCGCGCCCGGCGAGGAGAGTTCACCTGGCGGTCGCGACACGTTGAGTCAGTCGCTCGAGCACGGCAGGCACGTTCACGCTGACCCGGCCTGTAAGTAACTCGGGAGCGCCCGGTTCGACTCCGGGGGCCGCCACTCGTAACGCTTTGTGTCTCTCCTGAGTTGACTGCCCGGCCCGGTGATCCTCCCTCGATCTGGGTCGGGCGTCAATCGGCTATTCGTCCGGACCCGGTGCGTCGCCCCTCAGAGTGCGGAGCGGGGGTGCGTTAAATGCCAGAGTCGCCGTCCGCAACGGTGGAAGGCTGGCAGCCGGGGTAAATTCCGGCCGGCAGGACTTTCGTCTTGATTGTGTCCACGGCGCTGGGTAGGTTTCCCGCTCATGGAGCACTGCCCGGTTCACCGCGAACTCCCTCCCCGGCGATGCGGTGAGCCCGGCTGCGGGACGTGGCTAACCTCGCGCAACCCCGATCACGTCTGCGCCTCACACGGTGGGTGGCGGCGCAAGAAAGAGCGCGAGTCCTCTCGCTCTCACGGCGATCGCGACGAGGGCGGCGCACAGCTCGCCGACGTGCTCGCGGGCTAGGCTGATCGAGTGAGCACCACCGCCCCAGCGCGCACCTACACCGAGGCCGAACGTCGCCAGGCGATGGCCTGCTACGCCTTTGTCTCCGGTCGTGAACAGGCCGGAGTCGAACTGCTCCAGGACGCCGAGCTCGAGATTCCCTGGGGCACGATCCGCTCATGGGTCAACCGCTACCGCGAGGACTACCAACAGGTCAAGTCCGAAGTCGATGGCCACGCCCGGGCGATCATGGGCGACTCGCACCGTCGACTCGCGACGATGGCGATGGAGAACGAGGAGGAGGCGCTGCGCCAGGTGGCGACCCTGCTCGAAGAAGGCAAGGTCTCCCCCAAGGAATTGCCCAAGCTGCTGCAGGCTCACGGGATCGTCGCCGGTATTCACACCGAGAAGTCGGAGCTGCTCGCCGGTCACCCGACCAGCCGCGTGGCCTCTGACATCGGCGACATCGAAGCCGCCCTCGAGGCCGCCGGCGTCCAGGTGATCCAAGGCACCGCGGCCGAGGAGCCTCTTCCGGCACTTCCCCCAGGCGCACCGCACCCTAAGAGCTAGTCAACGGGAATTCGGCGCTCTGTGCGCTCGCCTAACGGCTTTCGAGAGGGCGCCCGGTGCTCTGGCATTCGGTGATTCGTGCCTAGCTAGCGGTTCATCTCGCGGAGACCAGCCCGCCAACAGATGGCCGGTGGCCGCGTCTGCGTCGGGTACATGATCGAGGCCGGATCGCTCGAATGCTGAAGGCCTCGAAGGTGTCCCAGCTCGTGAGTGAGCACGCCGCATAGCTGGATGAAGTTGGGTGGCGTCGCGAGTCGACGCGCGACGTAGAGAACGCAGTCGGTCGGTTCGGTCGGGATCGTCGCCCAGCCAAGATCGTTTTCCGGCAGGGATCCATCCGCGACGATCTCCCGGTCAAGCGTCAGGCAGTCTGCAGGGCCGCCGCCCCAATAGCGTTCTGCGACCGCGTAGGCCCGTTCGGCCTCAGGGGTGAACGGTGCGGCGTGTGCGGGCGCGGCAAGCGCCAGGACGGCCAAGCAGGCCGCCCCAGCGCTTCCCAGGTGTCGTGACGTCACTCCCATTCGTGCGCGCAGTCCAAGCAGGCCCACGGCTCCTGGTCTTCGCGGGTCTGAGCGCATATCGACTCGCTCCCGCAGCTCGGGCAATTGGTCGGCGGGGTTGGCGCGCCTTCGGCCTCGTCCCCTTCCGCTTCGTAGACCTCGCGCGCCGTGGCGTCGCTCAGTCGACGTGCGACACCCTCGGCCATGCCAGCCTCGACCAGGGCGCCGCGGATCGCGTCTAGGCCGGGGTCAGCTCCCAGCCCGTCAGCAGTCGCCATCTCTTGCTCTGCGTTCATGGGTGCTTCCTTTCGTTGCGTTGACACAAGGGCCGCGCGAGTAGTGACACCCGCGCGGCCCGGGTGGGGCTTAGAGCTTCGCGCGGACCACGTCCACGAGTTCTGCAGGTCCGCACGTCGTCTGCGGCTTTTCGTCGTCGGGGTGCTCCCGCAGGACCACGGCAAACGGTGCCGCGGTGTCCTCGCCCTGGAACACGCCGACGAAGCCGACGCCGTCGAAGCGCTCGACCTGGGCGCAGAAGATGCCGCCTCCCGTGTGGTAGAGCTCGGCCTCGAGCCCTGCGCCCTTGAGGATCTCCGCGGCGAGTTCCTCGACCGCAGGCTCGCGCTTCTCGGCCTCCGCGTGGCTGACAGCGTTGCGGACCACGTAGTCAATCGAGACGCCGTGGCGATCAGCTCGCTTCAGGATGTCCGCGACCTGATCGATCGCGAACTCCTTGCAGTAGTGGCCGCTGGGCGACTTCACTCGTCCGCAGCTTTGACAGGTATCCATCTCGTCTCCTTCGGTTGCGTTCATGGGTGAAGGGCGCGCCCGGGAGTCGAACCCGGGCAGTGCTCCAAGCGCGCTAGGTGTGGGGTTTGTGGCAGGTGGGGCAGATCAATGGATAGTCCTCGTCGTCGGGGGCGACGACGAGGCCAGCCCCGCACTCTGAGCAAACCTCCTCGGCTGCGATTTTCTCCAACGTCCGGTCGTCCATGTTGGTCAATCCTTCCGTGCCGCGTCATAGCGGCGATTGTGTCGCAGGGCGATCGCCGCGAGGACCGCATGGGCCCCCGCGACGATCGCGACGAATACGACGAGGCCGATCATTCGACCAGCTCCGGCACGACGCGCCGCGCCAATGCCTCGGCGGCGTCGTAGAACTCGCCGTCCAATTCAATCGACCCGCTCCCCGACCACGAGTAGCGGTAGAGGATGCGGCGGATCTCGAACTCAGCGGGGCGAGGCTGCCTAGCGGCCAGATAGCCGCTCCCCGAGTCCGCACCGCGGACGACGTCGCACTCGACCAGGAGCCGGTCATCAGGCCCGCCAGTGCCGAGCACGATTTCAAACGTGGTCGTGGATTCGACGGCAAGCGGCAGGGCGTCGAGACGGTCTTCCGCCG